CAGCATCCTATACACATAGGTTTGCAGAAAGTATAGAAAATAACGGGTTTGAACTAGTTAACCTTATTATCTGGAATAAACAGCATTTTGTCCTCAGCAGAGGTGACTATCATCATAAGTTTGAGCCTTGTTGGTATGCAGTAAGAAAAGGCCAGAAGCATAACTGGCAAGGTCGGCGAGATCAATCAACTGTCTGGGATATAGATAATAATAACTACGGAGCAAAGGCAAAAGAAGAGCAAACAGGTCATGGCACCCAGAAGCCTTTAGAATGTATGCTACGTCCTATAATTAATAACAGTAAGAAAGGTCAGTCTGTATATGACCCATTCGGTGGTAGTGGCACAACTCTAATTGCTTGTCAAAAGTCAGATCGTAATTGCTACATGATGGAACTCTCACCAGCATATGTAGATATCATAATAAACAGATGGAAAAAAGAAACTGGTCAGGAGGCTATTTTAGATGAGTGAAAAAATTGAACTAGATGAATTACAGATTAGAGATATTGAGACTTTAGCTGGCTATCTTACAATAAATAAAATAGCTGATTATTTAGGCATTGATGAGCGTACATTTCATAGATTAAAAAAAAGAGATGAGAGGGTACTGTCAGCATACAGGAGGGGGGTGTCTCGTGCCGAGGGTATGGCATCAAATAATATAAGAAAATTCATGCAATATGATAACCAAGAAGAGGGCGAAGAAAAGCCTAATATTGCACGATTACAAATGCAGCTAGATGCTACTAAGTTTTATTTAAATACAAAGAGTAAGTGGTCTAAACAAGAAGAAAAAAAAATTAAATTTGACATTCCTGAAGGGGTAACTCCATTAGATATACTTGACAAGATAACAAACGAAATACGTGATGGAAATATTACTTTATCAGAAATCAAACAACTAATAGAGCTTGCTCAAGTAAGGCAGCAATTACTTGCAAAATCAGATTCAGAAGAGCAAGAGCAAAAACGCTATAGTCTTGAAGAGTGTTTGGAAATATCTGAGAAGTTACTTGGTGCAGCTGATATACTTGAAAAGAAACTAGGAAGAAAATCTAATGAACAAAATTAAACAAAGCGATCCAGACTTTTATTTTGAACATATATATGAAAATAAAAATCGCAATCATGATACAGCTAAAACTAGAAGCGTCTTTAAACCTAAGGAAGTTGAAGACTTAAAGAAAAGCCATGATTACTGGGAAAGTGCTAGGCTTAAAGCGTGGAGTGAGAGTTTTCAGGAATCTAAGAGGAAACGCAGTAGTGAGTCGTTTGAGTATTTACTATGAAGAAAAAAATTGTATCAAAAAAGAAAAATAATCAAAAATTATGCTGTAAACACTGTAAAAGTAAAAACTATGTAAAACATGGTACTTCAAGAGGTTTACCAGTATTTAAATGTAAAAAATGTAATCGTACTTGGGTTGATATTTCTTCAGCAAGAAAATTTTTAAAAAAAGCAATAGAATGCAGTCATTGTAAAAAACAAGAGGCTTTAAAAATACAAACTTTTGGTTTAATAGATGGTAGCACTAAAAATATATATGAATGTAGGAGTTGTAAGAAGTTAACTAATATAATTATACCTCCTAAGGTTGAACTTACTAATAAAGAGATTGTAGCTATAGATAAGCTAGATATTAGTTATAAACTTGCTGAATGGAGGCAAGGATATTTGAAACGCAGGTCAGAGCCTAAAAAATATGAGCCTATGCTGTATTTCCTAGATTATTTTAATGGTATTAGTTTATAACATGATGTACGAGCCTTACTTTTCAAAAACAAATATTATTTTAGAAGATAAATACCTGAGAAATCTTATAGATTATCAAGAAAGTCAAAAAGCATATTTGAGACAGTTTGAAGAATATAAAAAGTTACCACTTTCTTCTAATTGGATAAAAGAAATATATGCAGCTGATGTTAATTTAACTGATTATGATCAAGATAAGATAGATTTAAAACTTAAAAAGCTAAATGCAAAACTAAGAAAACAAAAAGAAGAAAATCAGCATAAAGAATTAAAAGAAATAGACATTATTTAAAAAAGCGAGCTAGCCAGAATGGGTCTGACTAGCACTAACTTTGTAACCCTTTAAATTACAGAACCATTATATTTCCTTTATTTTCTGTAGTCAAGAGAGTTGTTTTAATTTAGGAGGTAATATTATGCCTAAAAAACGAAATATACATACCTACGAACTGAGACAAGGTCATAAAGTTGTACATAGAGGAATTACAATAGCTTTATATTTTTATAAATTTATAACCTCTATTGAGCCTTTTCTTTGTTATTTGCTCAACAGTTTTTGCAACTTCTTCTTCGTTTTTACAGGGAATTACCTTGTAGTTGCCAAGATTACCGCCAATGCGTCCCCAAACACATATAACGTCAATAGTATTAAACAAGGTTTTTTGTTCAAATAATTTGTAATATTTATGCTGATTAGTCCAATATAAAAACATAGTAAAATAGAAGTTAAGTTTCGGATTTGCAATGATTGTTGAGGTAGTAATATAGGGTTGAGCGTCCAATGCCATATTTTTTAGCTAAAGCTCCTTTATGTACTTTTGTAGTATCTGTTTCTTGAGCAAGGATAGACTTAATTTCTTCCGCTTGTTCGTCAGTTAATTTACGCATACGCTTATAAACCCCACGCTCTTTCGCCTTTGCAATGCCTTCAAGTTGGCGTTCTCGTATTAGGCCATGTTCAAATTCGGCAAAAGCCCCCATAAGAGAAAGCATAAGTTGTGACATGGGAGAGGAGCTACTAGTAAATTCTAAGCCTTCTTTTACAAAATTCACTTGAGCTTGTTTATCTGTAATAGTTTTAATAATACGGCGTAAGTCGTCTAGATTTCGTGCTAATCTATCCATACAATGTACATAAACAACATCGCCATCACGAACATAGTTAAGTAATTCTTCTAGTTTAGGACGTTTAGTATCTTTACCCGATGCATGATCGGTAAAGATTAGGTCAAGCTCCATACCATCAAGCTGTCTTTCTGTGTTTTGCAATTTAGTGCTAACTCTTACGTAGCCTATTTTTTTGCCAGTCATGAGTTGTTATACTCTTGTTTTGAATTTATTATAAAATTAATCTTATTTTCTAATACCCGTACTCTTTCAGTAAGAGCTTTTTCCCTATTGGTTATAATGGTACCCATATTCCAACCCACAATACCAGGTAACACCATATACAATACAAATGTTTTTATTCGCTGTTTGTTAAGCATAAGAAAGAGAATTTTATTTAAACCAGAGACCTACTATCAATAATAAATTAGTAAGAAACATTGGAGTAATCCATTTTAATAAATCAAACTTAGCTTTATATATAGCAAGCTCTATATCCGACCTAAGTTGATTGATATCAGTTTTATTAGCAAAATCGTTTTGATCTTTGCTAGTTACTCTAATAATAGTTTCGGCCTGTTTCTTTTCAAAACCTGCTGCTATTAAATCTTCTATTAATGTATGTGTATCAATTAATGCCATAATAATTTTTCTTGCTAATGTTGTTTAATTAGTTTAATACATATAGTATTAAATGTCCAGTTAAAAAGCAAATAACTTTATTAGACATAAGAAAGATATAAAATTATTTATTGTTTAACTACTACACCATTTAGACAATATTAATATTAAGGATAATGATATTAAAAATATTAGAAGAAGATATAAATCGTTTTGTAGAAAATGAAAAAAAAGAAATTGAGAAGTTAATTGAATTTTCACTAAATGAATTTAAATCTACTGAAAATAAAGAAGTCACAAAAATAATCAAAGATTCTCTAAAATCTTGATTTGTTACTAAGTTTGTAATATAATGCTATTAAATAATAGCAAGAGGTTAATATGAGTGCAATTACAATACGTATTCCAGATTCATTACATAATGATTTAAATGTAGTGGCTAAATATCAAGATAAGCCTAAAAGTCGTGTTATAAAAAGAGCGTTAGAAAATTATATTTTAGATATTCTTGAGGATATAGAAGATATAAAAGCTGCAGATGAAGCTATAGCAAGAATAGAAGCTGGTGGTAAAACATATTCATGGGAAGAAGTACAGAGGGAATGTGGATTATTGGACGATTAGATTAGAGGAAGAGGCTAAAAAACAATTAAAGAAACTTGATTTTGATACACGTAAGTTAATTCAGAACTATATCAATACCAGGATACTATCTTGTGGTAACCCAAGAGATAAAGGCAAGGCATTAACTGGTAATAGAAAAGGCCAATGGCGTTATCGGGTAAACAAGTATCGTATTGTTTGTCGTATTCAAGATGAAGTGCTTACAATCTTAGTATTACAAATTGCCAAGCGTGATGTTGTATATGATGATTAACTTCAGCATTTAAAAAAGTGGCGAGTACTTGCCACTAATAAAAATTTATAGCTACAGCTGGCTGGTGCTATAATTAATAGTTTTACTTCTAGACACGAAGCCAAACATAAAGTAGAGTAAGCCTATCATGTCATGATGGTTAATGTTAAAATAGAGGTCAGCTTGAGTGTCTGCTCAAGCTCCTCGGTTCTTTCTTGTATCATATATATTATATTGACTTACAACTAAAAAAGACCTATAAATAAGTCATAAATAATATGGTAATGTTTATGAGTTACGAAATTTTATCCAACATGGCAACAAGTATATCTGAGCTAAAGAAAAATCCTATGGCAGTTATTAAGAGTGCACAAGGTGATGCACTGGCAATATTAAACCATAATAAGCCCGTAGGATATTGTGTTCCTCCTAAAATATATGAAGCAATGCTTGATATAATAGACGATTTGGAGCTTGTTAAAATTGTAGAAGAGCGTTTACAAGAAGAAGCTATAGCAGTAAATATAGATGACTTATAAGTTATTATTTTTGCCATCTGCTAAAAAGGAATGGAATAAACTATCTCATGAAATACGAGGGCAGTTTAAAAAGAAATTAAAAGAAAGATTGGAAAATCCAGTTGTTCCCAAAGATAAATTAATTCGTATGAATAACTGTTATAAAATTAAGTTAAGGAGTAGCGGATATAGGCTTGTATACAAAGTGATAGACAAAACAATATCAGTTCAAGTTATTGCGGTAGGTGTTAGAGATAAACTAAAAATATACGATATAGCTAAAGAAAGGCTATAATCTTTTTTATGCTATAATACAAAATATCAATAACTAACTGACACTAATAGATATGAGTAGAGCTAAAAAGAACTGGATTGAATCCGCAGTAAAAAAACCAGGTGCATTACGTAAGAGTTTAAAAGTAAAAGCTGGAGAAGATATTCCAAAAAATAAACTAGATAAAGCTCTTAATTCTAAAAATAAATTAACCGCAAAACGAGCAAGACTAGCCAAAACTTTAAAAAAGTTTCACTAAGGAGATTTGATGTCGATTACTCAAATACTCAAACAATTTAAAAATGACGGAAACTTACTATCTCATATTAAGAACATTGGATTACAATATAGAGTACAAGCTTCTTTCCATGAATTCATCAAGCAAGCATGGTCTGCAATTGAAGGTGGTGTAAGTTTTGTCGATAGCTGGCATATACAAGCAATAGCCGAACATTTAGAAGCTTGTTATCGCAGGGACATAAAAAAACTCCTAATCAATATCCCGCCAAGAACAAGCAAAAGCACAATAGTATCTGTGATGTTTCCTGCTTGGGTATGGCTGCATAATCCAGAGGAAAAGTTTCTCTACTCTTCTTATGCTGGTTCACTTTCAATAGAACATTCCTTAAAATGTAGAAGATTAATAGAGAGCAACTGGTATCAAGAACGTTTTGGTGATTTATACCAATTGTCTCGTGACCAGAAAGCTAAGGGATTTTTTGACAACAATAAAAAAGGTACTCGTATAGCTACATCTGTTGGAGCAAGTGCAACTGGTAAAGGTGGAAATTTCTTAATAGTTGATGATGGCAATAATGTACAAGATGGAGAGAGCGAAGTCAAACGTAAGGCTACAATTGAGTGGTTAGATAGCGTATGGTCTACTAGGCTTAATAATCCTAAAAATGATGTGCAAATTATTATCCAGCAAAGATTGCACGAAGAAGATATTACTGGTCATATTATAGATAATGACATAGATAATGAATGGGTCAAACTAATTCTACCCATGGAATATGAGTATGTTCGCAAAGCACAAACTGTAGTTCTACCATCGACTAACGGCAAAGTTTGGCAAGACCCCAGAAAAGAAGAAGGCGAGTTACTATGTGAGCAAAGATTTTCGCTTGAAGAAATAAGGCAATATAAACATAGATTAGGCTCCTATGGCTATGCTGGCCAGTACCAACAAAGACCAGCACCAGAAGAAGGTGGGATTATTCAAAAATCATGGTTTAGATGGTGGAAAGAAGAAACTCCCCCTGAGATACAATTCATTGTGCAAAGTTGGGATACTGCGCTTACTGCTAATGAAATGTCCGCATATTCAGCCTGTACTACTTGGGGAGTATTCTTAGACCATAATTATATAGAGCATTTAATCTTACTTGGTATGTGGCGTGGGCGAGTTGAATACCCAGAACTTAGAGAAATGGCTAAACGTTTGTATTTTGACTACCGAGATAATGGCAAGGAACATAACCCTAAATTTAAAGGTAGGCAACCTGATTTATGTTTAGTAGAGGCAAAAGCTTCAGGCGACCCATTAATACAAGATTTAGCAGCAGGTGGAATTAGAGCAGTAGCATTTAATCCGAATAAATATGGCGATAAAATTCAAAGAGTTAGATTAGTTACTCCGCTTATAGAAGGAGGCAGAGTATGGCTTCCAGCTATGCATCCTAAATATAATTCTTTGCGTCCTCATGCAGAAGAGTTTCTAGAAGAGGTAGCCACTTTTCCAAATAGTACATCAAGAGATTTAGTAGATACCATGACTCAAAGTTTACTTAAATTAAAGGATGGGAAATACTTGCTTAATCCTAAAGATGAAAGGCCAGAACCTCCTGATTATCACAAACCTAAGAAAGTATATTAGAGATTAGATAGCAAATTACTCGTTACAATGAAAATTATCAACAAAATATTTTTGCATGATACACTTAATTTCATATTCATCCAGCTTCATCTGATGTTTATTAATATGTAATATGGGTATTTCAAAATCTCTAAATGCAATAATAACCTCAGAAGAACTAGCTTTTTTTGCATCAGTAACTATTGGAAAATAAATAGGAAAATCTTTATCAACATTTTTGCCAAAAGGTTGGAAAATATTACCTGATTTTTCTATGCGTATTTTATAACTATTAACAGTACCAACAACAAGATAGCCAACTTCCTTTCCAATAACAAAGAAGTCATCAGATGAATTTATTTTTTGAACAAGTTCGTCTATATCAGATTTAACTTCTTTTATGTCGGATTTATTAATTTTCTTAGCTTTTTTCGTCATTTTTTACCTGTGTTATAATAGTGAATAAGAATATTTGCTTAATATGAAAATTTCAACAGAAAATATCACACCTGTAGAAGAATTGGAAGACGGCTCTACTATTTATGAAGTTGGCGCGTCTGAAATAGAGCCAAATAGTGACAATAGTTTTTATGCTAATCTAGCAGAAGATATGACTGATAGTAGTAGACATAAATTATCTACCTATCTTTTAGAGCAGATAGATGAAGACATAGAAGCTAGAAAAGATTGGCTTACATCTGTACAGAAGGTAAAAGAATATCTGGGTTTTTCTTTGGAGGACTTAAAAGACATACCATTTGCCCAGAGCACTAGAACCTTTGATACAACGCTCTCTACTGCCCTTATTAGATTCTATGCAACAACTAGAGCCGAACTACTACCGCAATCAGGACCTGCTGGTTTTAAGATACGGGGAGAAGTTAGCGAGGAGTTAGAGAAAAAAGGTGAGTTGATTCGTAACTGGCTCAATTATTTTCTAACAGTAAAAGATTATGCTTACTATTCTGACTTTGAACGTTTTCTGCTTTACCTAGGGTTATATGGTAGTGGCTTTAAGAAGGTCTATTACGATAAGCTGTCAAATAAGCCAATAAGTAGATTTATAATGCCAGAAGATTTTGTTATTGATGGCGATTGCACTTCTGTTCTAGAGTCAGAACGCCTTACTCATATTCTTCACCTATCAAAAAGAGAAATTATCTTAAAGCAGCAAAGTGGTATTTATCGTGAATGTGAGCTTCCTTATTTAAAGGGTATTGATGCAAGTGATGAAGATGATGATACGGATAATAAGAAAAAAGATGGAATAGATTTAAGTGCTTATACTAAGCAGTCATTATTTGCTATCTATGAGGTGCACACTTATCTTAATTTAGAGGATTTTACTGATAGTAGTGATAGTAAAAACAGCACGGAAGTACCTCTTCCTTATGTTGTAACTATTGATAAGATATCAAAAGAAATACTAGCTATTAGGCGTAATTGGGATGAGCAGGACGAAGAAAGAAAACGCACTAATTATTTTGTGCAGTATAATTACCTACCAGGCTTTGGCGTATATGGTATTGGCCTTGCTCATTTGCTTGGTTCAAATGCTATTACTCTTACTAAATTATTGCGCCAGCTTGTAGATGCAGGTTCATTTAAGAACTTACCTGGTGGACTTAGAACAAAAGGCTTTAAGCAGCAAAATAATGATTTAATAGTAGGTCCAGGTGAATTCGTTGAGATCGATACAGGTGGGGTACCTCTATCAGAAGCCTTTATGCCTCTACCATATTCAGAGCCATCGCAAACTCTGCGGGAATTAAGGTTAGAGATAGTAGACCAGTGTAGGGAATTAGGTTCTACATCAGAGCTTGGCATGCTGGATTCTAAAGAGGATATACCAACAGGGACTATGCTTGCGGCTCTTGAGAATAATAATCGCATTCAATCAGCGGTACTTCGGTCTATCCATCATTCTTTAAGTTATGAATTACAGCTAATAGAAAAGCTGTTTAGAGATACTTTAGAGTATGAAGAATTTAGCTTTGGTAATAGTAATTCTGTTATTTCATCGGAAGATTTTATTGATGAAGTAAAGATAATTCCTGTCTCTGACCCATCAACTAACTCTAAAATACAAAAAATCATTAAAGCACAGGAGGTGCTACGTACCGCTGAAGCATCTCCAGATTTGCATAATATGAAAGAAGTGCTGCGTATTAATTATGAGGCTCAAGGTTTATCATCTGAGGAAATAGATAAGATACTACCAGCAGATGAGGAGCAAGAAATGCCGCCACTCGACCCTATAACTGAGAATATCAATATTCTAATGGGTAAAGGTGTTTCTGCTGCTATGTGGCAAGACCATGCTGCACATAAGATGGTACATGGAACATTTGCAGAGCAGCATCCAGAGTTACAAGCGCAAATTATGGCTCATATTACCGAACATGAAGCATATGAGTATTTGATTAAGATGCAGCAAATGATAGGTAGTGAATTACCATCACTTGAGGAAATACAAAATCCAGACATTCAGAATGCTATAGCTTTAGCTGCTGCTGGTGGAGTAGATGCTTCAGGAGAGGCCTCTAATAGCACTCAAGGTCCTATTGACCCTAATGAGCTTATTTTAGCTGATATCAGACAGAAAGAAGAAGAGGTAAAGGCAAAAGAGCGTATGGCAGATAAGAAGCTGGAATTTGATACATTCAAGACTCAATTAGATTTTGAAAAAGAAAAAGCCAAGATTGAGTCCAATGAAGATATAGCCGAATTAAAGGCTGAAACTGAACTTAAAAAATCATCCAATCAATAAACTTTAGAGGAAAATAATATGGATAAAAATATGAGAGCTGGTTTTCAAGGAAAGAAAGATGCTATGAGAGAATTAGCAGATAAACTAATGAATCATCCAGGAACTGCAAAAGATGTATACCCATCTGCATCTAGTGCTGATAAGGAGCAAATGAGATTATACAAAAAAGGTGGTCCAGTTAAAAAGTTTGCTGCTGGTGGAGTTGCTAAAATAAGGCATAAACAGGCTACTAAAAGCGGCGCACCACTTCCTGCTTCAAAGCAAAAAAGAGGTTGTAAGAATAAATAGATGTTGTTTGAAAGATTAATGCAGGAAATGCGGGAAGAAAAAAGCAATCTAGAGAAAATGATTTCTCAGGGTCAAGTAGAAGACTTTGCTGATTATAAGTTTCTTGCAGGTAGGGTCAGAGGACTTACAGATGCAATAGATATTTGTAAATATACATTTAAAAGGTACGACAATGAAGAATCAAGTTAAAGAAGATATTGGTATTGACTTAAAAACTTTTGATAAGGATGCAGAAATAGCCAAGTTCAAGAATATCAGGCCAACTGGTTGGAGTATAGCTGTTAGGCTATATACGCAACCGCAAAAGGTTGGAAGTCTATATATGCCAGATAGTTATAATGATGAGCAGAAATATAGAAACTTTGTTGGTTTAGTAGTTGCCATGGCTGATGGAGCTTATAAAGATGAAGTCAGATATAAAAATACAGGTCCTTGGTGTAAGGTTGGGGACTGGGTATATTTTCCCCGTCATGCAGGATATCAAATCAGTTTTAGAGGAATACCAGTTTATATTTTAAATGATGATGTAATAAGTGGTGTTTTAGAGGACCCAATTAACGACATTCCAAATATGTCAAAATAGCAAGAGGAAATTATGAATGAACATTTATCACAAGACACCTCTGCCGCTCATACTGAAGATACAAGCGGTTTAGAGGAATTGAAAAAAGCAATGGATGAAATAAATAAATTAAGTAATGAATCTAATCCAGAGCCTGATACTACTGTAGAAGAAAAAGAGGAATTAGAACAGGAAAAAGTTGTTGATGGTAATGAAGACAATTCTGAAGATATTACTGATATAGACCAGACAGAGCCTGCAGAAATTGAAGAGGCTCCTGATGAAGAGTCAGAAGTTGAGTCTAAACCTGATACTAAAAAGCAAAAAGAAAAGAAATTCTGGAAAGAGCGCAGGGAAAAATACAAAGTTCTTGCAGAAAGAGATAAGCTTGCTGCTGAATTAGAGGAATTAAGGGCTCAACGTGATAAAGCTTTAGAAGTTGGTAATTATCATTATGGTCAGAATGCTTATTCTGACTTGGAAAAAGCTAAACTTCTAAAAAAGAAAGCTATTGAAGAAGGTGATATTGATGCTTTAACAGAAGCTGATATTGCTCTTGTAAGAGCTGCTAATGCTGTTGATGAAGTTGAGAGATGGAATTCACAGTCTAATACTCAAAGTAAAACTGAAGATAATGTTCAAAATAGCCAGAATACGCATAATATTTCTCTTGCCCAGCAGGAAATGGCTAAAGATTGGCTTGAATCGCATCCAGAACTTAATCCAGCTTCGGGCAATTACGATGCTACTTTTGCACAAAAAGTAGGAAACTATATAAATGCATTAGATCGCAATATTGCAGATAGCGGTCAGTCAGAACATTATTTCTCAGACGCTTATTTTGAAGCAATTGATAATCATATTGATAGTATAAGAAAGCCAATAGTTAAAACAAATACCCCACCAGCTTCTGCTGATAATGTTGCAGGGGTTAAGAAGTCTTATCAATCACATGGAGGAGTGGCGGGAAGAAATACCCAGAAAATAATATTAACTGCCGATGAGAAACGTATGGCTTCTAATGCAGGTATTTCTGAAGAAGATTGGCTTAAATATAAAATTGAAGATTTAAATAAACAAAAAAAGAGAGCATAAATTATGACAAAAAATAAAGTTATATCTAGTAGAGAATCAGAACAAAGGTCTCATAACACTAGGGATTCAGAAACAAGAACATCTTCAACTAGAGAAGCAGACCTTAGATCACATACAATGCGCAATGATTATGATATGGATTATATTAGTCCACTTGATGTACCTGATAGTATAAAAAAAGATGGTTATTCTTATAGATGGGTTAATACCTCTATAAAAGGTGAAGAAAATTATCGTATCGATGAAATGGCAGCTAAAGGCTGGACTTTAGTGCCAGTAGATAGAAGTCCAAATATTGCCTTTGACCCTCTGGGACGTAATCCATTATCTAAGCAATATATTTGTTATAAAGATGTGGTTTTAATGGAAAGACCTACTGTTTACTCAGATAGAGAAAGAGCAAGGTTAGATGCTATTAATAGAAATAAAATTAAATCGTTACGTGGTGTTAGTAATGATGTTGGCAACATGTCCCATACCAGTACAACTTCAATAGACAGTTTTTAACTATGGCAATATTACCTTCAGATTCAAGTTATCAAAAAATATCATTAACAAGTAATATTACTTTATATTGGCCGTTTTATACTCCAGCAGGAGAAAATACTATGACTGATATAATGGATATAGAGCCTGATCAAGATGGTTGGTCTATTACATTACCTGATGCTAGTTTAGCTGGTAATGGCACTAATTTTCTAGTCAATAATATCAGTATACATTCTTTTAAATTATTTAAACATGATGGAATCACTGAACTTGCAACTATTGCTGGTGGTGAGGTTAAATTTATAAACTTAACTGATAATGCAACAAGTAATGGTATATGGTCGGTTATACCTTTTGGAGCAGGGCAGGCTGCTATTACTGCAATTACTGCTACAAGTGGTAATAATTCAATAAATATTACTAACGGCAGTCTTGTTCCACCTGGCGGAGTTATAGATTTTACTCTTCCTACATCGCTTACCAATTTTAATAATATCAATAGTACAGCTTTCCCAGTAATAAAGACAACAGCACCTCTTACTTTTGGTACTGTAGAATTAGTTGCAGGTGAGAATATTGTCATTACTAATGCAAGTGGTATATCAGGAGAGCCAGTAATAAACTTAAATAATACAGTAACAGGACTTAATTCCCTTGAGGTTGGTGATGTTACTATGAGTGGGTCTATTATTACCTCTAATATTGCAAATGGTAATATTGATATGGTAACAAATGGCACTGGCAAACTAAACTTTAATGGTGTAACTGTAGATATTAATAACAATATTGCTAATGTTAATGATTTAACTGTCAATGGCAAATTCAGTAATCCATTAATGCCATCTGCGTGGTGCGTATTTACAGATACTGTAACTGGCAGCAGCAATAATATTGTAAATCAAGCATCTGAGAATATTGCAAGTATTACAGGGGGCAATGGCAGATATGTTCTGACTTTTACTAATGCTATGTCTTCAATTAACTATGGTGTAATTATTACGTTAGGTAGTAATGGTAGCGCATTGCCTCCGCCAGTATATCATGCTTTTTTTACAGTTAGAGAAACTACATCAGCAACTATAGCAATACTCGATGCAAGCGGGGAATTTGTACAAAGTTTTCCTGATGGGGTTACTGTGGTGGTTATGTCTAATTAAAAGATAAGTGGAAAGCAGAATGAAGATTAATAATGATAATTTAATAAATGGGTATATCACTACTGGTAAAGTAGAAGAAAAAGTCGTTATAAAAAAACAATATGAATCTTTATTGTCGCATAATAATTCCATAATACGCTCTTCTGAGTCTAATCAAAAAAATAGTATTTTTGATGTTTCAGCTAAGAATGTGAATATACTCAATAATGATAAGTTGGATTTATTCCAGTTAATAGAATATCAAAATAATAATAAACTGTTGTCTAAAATTAAATGGGAGAAGGAAGTACTTACTAACGATATAAAGAGTGTTTTTGGTTTTTATGAAGACGATTTGAAAAAATATGTTATGGAGAATCAATGGGCAGATAGCTACACTTGTTTTTGTTTTAAAAAAAAACAAGGAGTAAATTCTATTTTTAATCCTGATCTTATAATGGAAAAAGTCCATATGTTTGCACAAAATGACATTCCAAAAGATATGGAAAAGAATATAATAACAACTTTCCAAATATTACTTGTTGAATTGGTTTATACGTTAATGTTAGAACCTAATATCACCCAAGATATATTTAAAAAATATTATAAAATAATTAGTAAATGTAGTCTTCAATATAAAGATGTATTTAATACTATGCTAAATTTATGTCGTAAATATTCAAAAAACGAGGATATAAAAAATTTTTTTTCGCATAAAGAAATGTCTAGTACAGAAAGTATAAAAAACGAAAAAAATAAGTTTGAAAAAACAAAGGATAGTTTTTTAGAGCAAGTTTTTGATACCACTAAGAGTAAAATGAATGAAGAGGAAAAATTAATTGATATCCACATTAATGAAAAATTACTTCAGATAAAAAATTCTAACGAAGAGATTGAGATATTAGGAGAAAATTGTGATTATAAAATATAATTTTTTCTTAGTAAAAATATGTTATAATAGAATTATTAAATCTGAAATAACATCAGGTTAGTTTCTACGAAACTATAAATCGTACTCTTGGTTTTAGCTTTTTCCCTTAAAAAGCATACGTCAGACGAGACATAAAAACGTTGAATTTGGTTTTTAAATCTCACCATTAAAGATTTCTTCGCTATTTTCCGGTTCTACGAACCTTCTAAAATCGTATCTTTGGTTGTTGGTATCTTGCCTTAAAGATTCTAAAAGTAATTTTAATTTTAAAAATAATATAAATACGAGGAAACATTATGGCGTATGGCGTTAATGCTCCTTTTGGTTTAAGACCTATTTCGTCTATAAACGGAGGTTCTTGGACTGAGAAGGTAAATGAATATTTTATCTCTGCAAGTGCAGATGGTGCTACTACTTATGCAAGTAATATTTTTACTGGTGACCCTGTTATCTTTAATACAGTAGCTGCCAATCAGGGCGGAGGTACTATTGCAAGGTATGGATTTAATACAGATGGTAATGCTGGAACTAATGATGTATCAGTAGTTGGGGTATTTGCTGGATGTAGATATACAGATATAAATGGTAAGTTGGTACAATCAGCTTATTGGCCTGCATCAACTAGAGTACAGGCTGATACTAAAATTATTGCATCTGTTATTGATGACCCGAGTGTTGTGTATGATATTCAGGTTTCTACTTGGACGAATGTATTAAACGATGCACGATTTGCCTATAATATGGTTGGTCAGAATTTTGGACTTGGACTTGGAGGAGGCGGTGGAAATCTTGTGCCTAACAATCCAGTTGATGGTAATACACGTACAGGTGAATCTGGCGCATTCTTAGCAACTACATTTACAGCTAATAATCCAGCTCATACAACAGCTACTCTTCCTTTAAAAGTAATAGGTTATACATTAGAGCCAGATAACTTAAATAAGCCGATTAGTTATGCACAAGATGCAACTACTTCGCCTTTTTTAAATGTTAGAGTGGTGATTAATAATCATGCTTTTAAAGCAGGTACACTTGGAATAGTAGCAGCGTAAATTAATATAAGAGGTAAATAAAAATGATTAATACAGGTCAAATTGCCGAATTGCTGCGTCCAGGATTAAAAGCAGTATTTGGTCAATATCCAACATATCCTGAACAATGGACTGAAATCTTTAAGACATATAAGTCTGATAAGTATCAGGAAATCGAAGTTGAAATGAAATATCTAGGAGCTGCTGACATTAAACCAGAAGGTCAGCCTATTGCAACAGATAGTATGGGACAAAGAATTATTACTAACTATGTACATAAGAGAGTAGGATTGTCTTTTACTATTACTAAGGAAGCAATTGAAGATAATTTATATCAAAATCAATTTCCACAGCAAGCGGTATCACTTAGAAACTCACTGAGAGTTACTAAGAATATACTAGGTGCAAATGTACTTAATAATGCATTTAATGCGGCATATCCTATTGGAGATGGACAGCCAGTATGTTCTGAAAATCATCCAATAGATGGTGGAGTATTTTCTAATACATTTAATGCACATGTTGACTTTAGTGAAGCTGGTGTCGAACAAGCTATTATTGCAATTCAGAAATTCCCGATGCAAAGTGGAATACTGGCGCAAACGATGGCTAAGAAGATTATTGTTCCAAGAGATTTACAGTTTGCAGCATCAAGACTTCTTAATAGTCAGTTCCGTATTAGTACAGCAAATAACGATATCAATGCTGTTTATCATAATGATTATATTCCTGAAGGCTATAGAGTAAATCAGTACCTAACATCACAAGATGCTTGGTTTATTCTAACTGACGCTCCTGATGGATTAAAACATTATCAAAGAACAGGAGTTGAGACTGATACTTATGTGGATTATCAAACTGATAATGTTATGGCAAAAGCTACAGAACGTTATTCGTTTGGTGTATCAAATCCAAGAGGAATATTTGGCTCACCTAGTGCTTAAGGTAAGTTTTTTCAATACATAGGTCGGAAATCTGACCTATGTATATTATTTAAATTTAAGAGTTTTTTATATGAGAACTAGATTATCTAAATATGATGTACCTCGTTTTGTTAATATATTGTCGGCACAATCTATAAATGAAACAACTCCATTAGAATTAAATGGAGAACTTTCAAATCTTACAAATACTGAGATAAATATTATAAAAGAAGGATATAGCAGAAATATACAATTAAAAAGAGTTGGTGGAGTTGGAAATGTAGATTTTGTTATAATAGGTCTGCAAAATGGCAAAGAAGTTGTTGAAACTTTAGTAGTAGGTAGTGACGCTGAAGAATCATCTGCCAAAATATACGATAAAATATATTCTATTACACCACAAACCACCGATATAGGAACTATTAGTGGTAGTTTAGATAAAATTGGATATTTTGCTCCTCTTTATATAGATTCAACAATGTTCAACATTACTATTGTTAGTAATCATAATCAGGATGATGTTATAGATAAAAAATATAAAGTATATTCTGCATTAGAAGAAGTTCCATCTAGCTTTCAAGAGGCTATTACAGCAATAAATGACAAAACAAGAAATAGTGATTTACAGGAAGTTCTTGAGTTAGAACGTGATTATGGAACGCTGTCAAACAAAGATATCAACTTAGCTCATTATATTATAATTAGTTTTGAATTAAAAGATAATCCTCCTATAGATTCTATACTAACGTTAAGGTTTTTAAGACAAATACAATAATTTTGAGAATGCCTACTTCAAATACATATAATTTTCAATCAGTACAAATTGAGCTACTAATCAGAGATGCTTATGAGAATATAGGTATTGCTCCTGAATTTATTACGCCGCA